CACATTCTTTATCTCATTTAATTCTAGACGAATTATTTTACCGCTAGCTGTCATTACATCTACTATAGCCTGCTCGTATGACGGGCCAGCCGTTTTCATCTGCTCCCAAGCGTCTTGATACTGCTTCACACCTTCACCCGCGAATACCATACCGCCAGCAATTGCACGTATACGACCGAGTAGTTTACCTAGTTCACTAGAACTACCCTTTGTGCGTTCTTCAATAGCGGCAAGTACGCCAGAAACGCCCATAGCCTTGATGGCAGCCTCACCACTAGTGACACCCCACTCCTCAAATAATCCTTTCATCTCCGTCGTAGGGCGGATCAATTTCTGAAAGATATTACGAATGTATGTCATCGCTTCGCTAAGCTTAACACCCTTGATCGTAGTAACAGTAAGCATAGCACTTAATTCTTCTACAGTCACACCTAGCTGGGCTGCCGGCAACGCTACACGACCAAGGACATTACCCATTTCGCCTAGGCGTATACGACCTAACTCAATAGTCTTAAAGAACACTCCATTCAATCTTTCAGCTTCTTCTGTCCTCAGACCCCAAGCATTGATAGCAGAAGTTAGAACATTTACAGCCTCGGATGTTTGTGATACTGTTGCTTTGGCAAGTCTGTTTGCGGAATCAAGGAACATAATGGCTTCAGCACCGTCAGCGACCTGATTAGAAAGTGTCTGATACATTGCCTCTGCTTGCTCAAGTACTGTTAAGCCATAAGAGTTAGATAGCTTCACGAGGGCATCGCTCATCTTCTCTGTCGACATACGGGCAGTATCAATAGTTTTAACTTCGGAGATAGCGATACTAAAATCTAGAGCTAGAGTAGTCGCTTCTCTAAGTGAGCTTGCTATATTGAAAAACATACGATGGATAGACGCAGAAACTAAGAGTCTTGCTACGCTCTGCCAAGAGACCAACAACGCCCGCGAGTGGTCTCCCATTTTCTTTGTACGCTCGGCAGATTTCTTAACGGCGCGTGCTGCCGCTGCTGTGGCGGTCTCCCATTTTCGCGCGGCGGCGGCTGCTTTCTGCTGACCTGCTTCTATCTTCTGATGTAACCCATGCATCTTAAGCATTTCTGTCTGGATATCGCGCATGTGTCCTTTATAATTCTTTACCCCACCGCTGGAAACTTGTTTCCACATACGTTCAATAGTCTTAAGACCAATAGCATGTTTCTGAGAAATAGCAGTAAGACGCTTAAAAATTCCTTCAGCCTGCACTAACTGTGTAGTACTAGCTCCAAGTTTCCTGAAAGAAGTAGCAAGTTTATCAATGGCGATTTGATTTCTTCTTATAGTTTCATCACGTAACTCGGCGCCAATAGTGGCATCAGTCGGTCTTACCCCAGGCTGCCCACCCGTACTCCCAGCCCTCCGTGCTTGTACGGCTAACTTAGCACGTAAATTTATTATATCTCTTAACTTGTTCTGTAGAACGAGTAATTGACCCGTGTACCTTACAATTTGCCCGTTAGCCAACTCATCCCACATACGTTTAGCAGCGAGACCTGCTTTCTCATTTTTAGACGCCCACGTCGTTAAGCTACCGAGATGTTTATTTAACGCTAAATTATTTTTATTTATCCCTTCGGCTACAGCAGATCTTTTAATCGACGCCGACATCGCGCCAATACTTCTTGTAACGGCATCAAAAGCAGACCCCTGTTCTTTTAACCGCTGACTAATTAGAGCTACGGTTGAAGGTATTTTAGTACCTGCTACAGCCGCAAACTTCTTATAAGTCGAAGTTATTTTATTACCACGTCGGTCTAATTTCTCAAGTGTAACCTGCAGCAGCTCACCTTGTTTGCTGAACTTGGCGGAAGTTGCAATTGCGCCTCGTTGCTCTTTTGCAACATACTGCCACAGCCCTCCGTGCTCCTTTAGAGCGCGTGTTAGAGCATTGCCCCTATATTCCATTTCCACCTTGATGGCCATTAGATAAATCTACCTCCAACAAAAAGATTAAATATTGCCTCTTCGCTAAATCGCTCCTTCATCTCCTTTTCAAATGTACGTATAAATGCTTTTTTACCTCTTGCTATTGTATTCCATTGCGATTTTGTTTCATGTATGGCGTACTGCAACACTTTGATTTCAAACTGGAATCTTACCGTGGAGGATCTACCGCTAAGAAAATTAACCTCATACGCATCCTTACCTAATCTTTCACCAAGTGCTCTTGAACGGAATGGCCCCACATTATTTTCGTAACCTCCCCACACTTGCCCCTTGGTTATACCCCTCATAGCTTTACCGGAGGAAGCCTTACCTTCTACCGTAGTACGAGCACCGCCGCCTGCGACTCCGGCAAGTGATAGGAGAGAAGCCATAGACATACCAGACTTTACTTTGATCTTCTTTGACGCTTCTAGAACGAAAGCTCTGACGGCAGCTCGCCACGCAGCATTGATATTTCTGCGAACGAACTTAGTCACATTTGCTTTCCTCCTGATGGGTATACCCTTTATATGTATAGGCCCCTTGCCGAGGGTCATGTAATCTTTTTCAGGAACTCCCTCCCTGACCCAGCCCATCTGTTCTTCAAATGATCCTCTAGGCATTAGTCATTGCCTCTTCGTTTTGTCTGATCTGTTCATACGTAAGCATGTATGATTGTATCACACCTGAACAATCATCCCATGTGTCACTTACACTAGGCGGTCTCATACCAAATCTCTCACAAGATCTCCAAATTGTATACAGCATCTTACGCCCCTTAGGCATTATTGAGGCTGACCCTCCACCGGCATCAAAGCTAAAAAATCTGCTCTCGCTGCGTCCATCGAGACTACGCTCATACCGCAAATCTTGATGATAGCAGTAACAAGATAATCCAATTCTAGTTGAGAGAATCCAGCTTCCATCATCTCTTTCTCCCAGTTCATCCATGTCGTGGGGTCTTCTCTGTTCACAGTCTCCCACTCCAAACCTTCAGTTGCAGAAAGTGATTCTAGTATACGATAACATATACGGTACTCACTTACTTTCCGAAGTTGTTCAAGATATCCTTGATCATCAAGATCAGGTTTTGCTTCTTTGTCTCCTTTCCGTCGGATTGACGGCGGAACAGGCTCAGGAACAAGTTTGTCAACGATGTCTTCATCAATAACCGCCTTGACTGTGAAAACGATTTCTTCTCCACCTTTCTGGAAGACAACAACATCAGTTATCGCCTTGTATTCCAATTTGTTACCAGCTATCTTCATTTGATACCTCTCTTAAGTTCGCCCGCCCCGAGGGGCGGGGTCGCTTTGTTGTTATTGCATTACGCTGCGCGTACGGCTGTGGGTTCGGTGATATTACAACGGCCACGACAGGATACCTGTCCTGCTGCAGTGTCATAACTAAGTTCCTCGTACCGGAAATCAGAAAATGTGACTGTTTCCTTTTCTGATGCGGTACAAGATGAGGGATCGAATACAATAATTAAATCAACTGCATACGGCGCACAGGTATTGGCATCAGTCGATATCCATGCTGACGCATTACCAGCTTGTTTAAGCGCCTCTTCAACCGTAGGCGTTGCGCCCGAAGCTGAGTGGCCTTTGATGTATTCATATTCGAATTCAAACGATACTTCCAACGGTACATCTTCGCCTGCGCGAACTGTTCCGAGAAGACGACGGTCGAGGCGGTATTCCCGCTCAACCCTTTCGGTGTAAGCGATATTACCGCTACCAATCTTGACGGTGATGGTTTCTGGAGTACCAGTTCCGTCGCTGATTGTAATGACGGAATCACGAAGATCCCGTAACACAGAGTTAGCCATGACTATGCTCCATTGTATGTTAGTAGGTAATGAGATTCAACGGCAGTTTGATGCAAACCGGAGCCTACATCAATCTCACCGAAGGAGGAGACCTCCACAGATCCCCTATTAGATGTTACAATCTGTCGTGCACATGCTACGAAACTTCCATCATCTAGTACTGCATCAGGCCCGTACTTTTTGACTTCCATTAATTCGGGAAAAGATAATCTTATTTTATCCGCCATGAGGGACATCTCATAAATTGATTCAGTGTCATCGGCAGAGTTAGGTGAATGTGATAATAATATGTTGAACTCAGTCACGAGGTCATAGTGGTTCTTTGAATGATGTATTGTGTTTGGACCGTCGTGTCTGAGTTCAATTGTTTTTGTTCCCTTTAGGCGGGGCATACCTTCGATGAACCAAGACCATCCAGTGGTGTTGGCCACAATGTAATCGGTGACTTCTTTATAGACGGAAGCTATTATCCAAACTGGTAGGCGCTCAGGATACATTTCTATCTGTCCCCTCTACTATAGTTATCACCTGGAAAGCGTCAAGCTGTTGTGTATCTCTTTTGATACTGTATTCAATACCGTCTAACATAAATTTGTGTTCATCGTGCATTTCAATCTGCTCCAAAACGCCGGACGCGTTCTTCATAGTCTTCATATCCATAAGCACGATTGATTCTTCATGACGGAACTGGCCGCCTAACGTGAAATTCTTAGCTGCCGCAATGTACGCGAGATCATAAGCGAAGCGTGTTTTCCCTGATACAGGGGTAACGACACACTTGACCGTAAAGTCAGAGATAGTCCTTGCAGATCTCCCAGTCACAGCATTATTGACACTGGCCGAAACTTGCCGGACAGTGCCAATGATGCCATAAGTGCGGAAGATCTGTTTCAGACCTGCCCTAACAGTACGATCAAGTGGAGTCGCTGGTAGCATATTAACCTAAGACAACCATGCCGAGTTCGGCTTCGAGGATCGCAGTCCCCATCAGCAGATCGTAGGTGATTTGCATACCCTGGGAATTCTTATCGTAACCCATTACGACACGAAGACTCAGATTGTTTGCATTCTGGACAGAAGCCAAAACACCAGTCCCACGCGGTGGCGCAGCCAACGGGCGAGAAACAAGTGCCATTGAATCCGGATGGAAGGCGAAACCGTACTCGCCAATCGGACCGGGTGCGACGATAGCATCATCAGCCAATGCTGCATCAGTCGGCCTGTTAAGGAGCAGACTGGTGGTTGAACCTCCGATAGTACCTGTTGCGATACCATGGGGTGCATTAGTAGCATCAAACGCTATCAACTGACCTTGCTCAGGAGCGACCGTGAAGCCATCCACTGTGAGCTCTTCACCGTGGTTAGTAGCATAACCCGCGCCGAGATTAATCGCGCCAGGGGTATATACTGTAACAACAGCATCATCGACGACAGCCGCAGACGATCCTTTGTCCGTGGTTATCGAGGTCGGTGTAGCGCCACCAACTGTTGATACAACTCGCAACGGAGTCATGTCACCAGCGATAGTGATCCACGTACCGGCGGAGATAGCCGCTGAGAGACCGTCAACAACAAACGTTGTCGTGCCCTTAACATAACCTGCGCCGAGGTTGATAGCACCTGTAACCGTTGGATGTGCGCCCGAGATAGACGGAGCCGCATTATGCCAGACGGTGTTGATACCGAACTTACGACCAATGAATCCCTCACGGAGAGCCTGTCCGCCATCACCGATGACATCTGCATCCATAAGGTTAGTAGTCGCTAGGAGATCAGACTCCATGTTGGGGTTGAACACCATCCACCACTCGCCGAACGGAGCATTACGGTTCTTGGCCGTTTTGCCGATGTCGATGAATGTTTGACGAGACGGAGCAGTCCCAAGTTTACCGACGGTAGTGCCGGAGCGAAGCTGAAGCATCGTGCCGATAATATTCTCATCGACCTGACGAGCACAGGCTGCCGCGAGGCGAGCGCCGTACTTAGCAAGCAACTCAGGCTGAGCTTTCGACAGATCCTCATCCGGTATCAAAGTCGATGCATAGATATGCATGTCGAGCGGTACTTGGATGTTGGTTGCGACAGCCGGATCAGTCGTGATGTCGGTTGCCTTGTGCTTGCGTCTGCTACGCATGGTGCTTACTTTGGGGACATTAACAATGTCACCAAATGCTCTAACGTCATTTTCATAATCCCGATTCACGAGGAACGGCATAATGACATTAGCTTCAAGTTCAACGAGGCCGTCCATCGCCCAGAGTTCGGGGATGAAGGCATCGACGTCCACACCTGCTGGCACTGCGTGACAGACAGGGAGGACTGATGGGAGGAAATGATAGTGCATGACTATGCTCCTTTCAGTTTTTTGTAAGATTCAAAATCACCCGACTTAGCGACGTCCGCTAAAGAGGGTTGGCTGTCACCACCGGCACCTGGCTTGCGAAAGGCACCTGCGGATCCTGGTGATACAAATAAGTTTGCGTGCTCTTCCGCTTCAGCCATAGTCTTCACGGCCTCAGTAGGAGAAAGCACGAACGGATCTTCACCCACAGTAGGGTTCGGAAAAGTTACTTTTACGGAGAATGTTCCTGGCTCATCTTCGATGACTTCCGAGCGATGCAAAAGGAAATCAACTACTTGAGCAGGGTTATAGGGTTTGTGTACCGATGCTGCCTCTGCCAGTGCGCGCTGACGGAAGTCTTCAACGTAACGTTCTTTCCAAACTGATGATTCAGTTTGCGCTGCTTCTAGGTCTTTACCGTGCTTACGTTGCAACTTTTCAACTTCTTTCTTTGATAGTTCTTGCTGCGTCCTAAGTTCTGCTGCTTGCTGCTCTAGTCTCTTATCTAGATCGGTGCGTTCGCCAACAGTGATTTTACCTGTCTGCTGAAGTTGAGCGATTTCAGTTTTGTAGCCTGCAACTGTGCCGGCTAAAGATTCATTTTGCTTGATTAGATCTGCCATCTCAGCGCTGTTGTCAACAACAGTAGGTTCGGCAGGAGTAGGACTAGCCTCGGCGGCAGGTTCAGCAGCCTCAGGTTCAGCATCAGCATGGCAGATTGGAAGGACAAACGGTAGATAGTTACGCATGATTACACCCTTGTGATACGTAGGTTTCTTGGACTATGAATGTATTTACTTAATATATAGAATGCCCTAGCATCTGCTATATTGAACATTAAGTGCATACGGCTCGATAAAGGATTAGTCATTCGGACATTGACATTTCCGAATGTCGTAGATGATACCTCCAGTGGCATCCTTATCTCATCAATTGATTGATGTACCATTATACGTGCGCAGAGCGCACAGGCTAATTCGACATCATTCATCATCGTTGTCTCAAGAGTCGATTCTTCAACGGCTCTTGGGAACTCAAGTGTTTGTGTAGCCTCCTTCTTTTCACCGATTAGTGGTAGGTTATCTATAATCTCAGTTGCAACTGAAAGCGCGTAATCTTTATCAGCCGTGGACGCTGCTGTCCATTCTGCTGTATCAGTCACGCTCGTCAAAAGTGTAGTAGCCTCAGCCGCTGTAAGATAAGCTGCCATTATTCTTTCTCCCTTTCGGCTGATTGTTGATCAGGGTCTAATTCCGGTACACCGCGAGCACCAGCATCTGCAACTCCCATCTGAGCTGAGAGGATACGAACCGCTCTTTCGGCGTGGTCTTTAGCTGCCTGCTCTGATTCATTTTCAGGGTAGCCTCTGAGGGTACTAGCTAATTTATCGCTAACGAGACCTGCCTTATGATCCTCAATAATCTTGGACGAATCAAGTACGACAGCGGGCAGGCTGTTGATCTCACTGATGATCTTTTCTTCTATATCTTTATTAAGTCCATTACGATGATACAGTCTTACCATCCTAGTAAGTAGTATCTTCCTCCACTCGGCTGAGGGAGTAGTATCAATCATAGCACTCGTTAGAGCTAATTCATCCTTACGCTGCGAGTCATCATGCACGTCAAAGCGACCTGGGTACTTGACTACCGGATCGATCTTCAGACCCTCCGCTCCTTGCTCGTACATCGCCCACATGCGAATGATTTCTTTCTCTGCTTCTTCCAACGCATTACAGATCGAGACCAACCCAGTACTGAAGTCAGTATCATCCATACGCTTAGACTCAGCCGATG